AAGAACTTGATAGCAGAAATGGAAGCTTATAAATATCCAGAAGAGAAAGAAGACCGCAATCCTAGTGAATTGCCAGTCAAAGATGATGACCACGGCCCAGATGCACTCAGATACCTCGTTTTACAGCTTAAATACGGTGATAATCAAGATGATGAACTCCCAACCCTTGAGATGGAACAAAATCTAAATAGCTACGGATTGTTGTAAAAGTGGTACAATATAAGCATAAAAGACAATAAAAAGTACTAAAAAGGACTTAAAATGGCCAAAAAGAGCAAAAAAAAGCAATATTCAGAGAAAAAAGAAGATAATGACCTAGATGATACTTCAGCTAATTATAAAAAGGATTATGAGAGTGATTGGGAAGTACACCGCAACTATATNTCTACATTTGACCCNCTAGAGGCTATGTTAGTAGGAATGGTTTACGATTCTGTTAGTAGAACAGTAGATAATTCCAAAATAACTGACTCCTACGCCTCTACACTAGCTAAAGAGCGAGCAGATAGGGTTATAGCCAAGTTACCTGATGGACTCACTGAGAGTATAGGCCGAGCAGACCTTGGTAAGGCAGCATTTATGGATATTCTTAGACAGAAGTGGATTTACCCTAATGCCAACGCCCAAAGACCTTTCCTACAGAAACTAAATATGTGGCAACTATATTCTAGTGTTTATGGGTATATGCCTATGCACTACGACTGGAACGTCTCACATACTGGATATGCAGGGCCAGACGTGTTTGGCTATGGAATCCCCGTAACTTAATACCTCAACAAGGTAGAGTATCTATAGAAGATATGGATTACGTAACTGCTCTGACCTGGGTTGGTAAGTCTAAGATTGAAGAAATTATAGAAAAAGAAGAAGAAGGTGATGGATGGGACAGAGATAAACTCAAAGAACTTCTTGAAAAAGACGAAAGCCAAGACGGGACAGATACCGAGAAAGACACCTACGTAGAGAGAGACCGTGTACCTGGTGGAAGCAAAAAAGGTATACTATTGGCTACTCGTTACGAAGCTGGTGAAGATGGGCACTGGTGTACCTTCGCTCCAGAACACGGATTTATAAAAGTACGATACCTTAAGAACCCTCACAAAAATGGCCGAATACCTTTCGTTATAAAGTATTCACAACCATTATTTGACTCATTCTATGGCCTTGGTGACTTCCAAAGAGCGAAGCCGTTACAGTTTGCCAGAGACGGTTTAACTAACTTTTACTTCGCTAACTTGAAGAGGAACTTAGCTCCAGGTATTATAGCTAATGCCAACGGAGTAGTTAAGCACACTCTAGACGTTACCAAGGCAAACCCTGTCTTGATGGAGACGATACCTAATTCTATCCGCCCAATGCCTACCAACACAGCTGGTCTTAATACCTACCAAGCAGCTATGAGTAACCTAACTGGTTCACTACTTAGTCTATATGGTACTCAAAACGCCTCTCTACCAGGTGCAGAGTCACTTAACCCCTCACAAGGTAAAACACCCGAAGCTATCAGAATGTTCTCAGGTAAAGAAGCAACTAGAGATGGTGCAGAACGCCAACAGCTAGAAATCGCCATAGAACAACTTGTAGATGGATTTAACTCACTAATAGTTAATATAGGTACTGAAGACATACCCGTCACCCTATTCTCAGATGACATCAAAGATATAATGGATTCAGGACTATCTGATATACAAGACTTATTTAGTGGTGTAACTCCTGATGTTACTGGAACAGCTGGTGACTTACGTATAAATCCTAAAGCACTAAAAGGTGTTGAATACAGATTTAATATTGAACCCAACTCAACCATGAAAAAAGAGAAAGAGGAACAACTTGGAACTCTAAGACAACTAATGGAAGAGATTGGTAAGTTCCAAAATATCTTTAAAGACGACCCACGTGTAGAAGTAGACTGGGGTAAGATGCTAGACTCTTACGAGAATCTGAGCGACATTAAGGGTGCTAAGGACTTCATTAAATACGACCAAAACCAACCAAGTCCAACCGACCTTCAACAACAAGAACAACAGCAACAGGCTCAAATAGAACAGGCTAAAATCCAACAGCAAGCTCAAGCCGCCCAAGCACAACAACAACAAGCATCAGTTACACCCCCAACAGTAACAAGCAGAGGCGTATTCAACGACCAACAAGTAGGACAAGCAGCTGGTATAATAGATAAACTATAAGGAGGAAATAATGGGGCCACAAAATACACTAATAGGTAATTTTTCAGTAGATGTTCCTGAAATGAAAGTAGACGAGAAAACTCTAATTGAAGAGAAGAAGATGGCTAGATACTCCAAATCCAAGGAGTTTAAAAAGATAGTAGAATATTGTCAGTCCAGAATAGAATTCTATCAGAAGTATCTACCTAATGGGTTAGAAGTAGGTGCTACTGAAGTAACAGCTGAGGACTGGCGAGTAGCTAATAGGGTGGTGATGGAGTTTAATCTCCTAATGAATATGTATGAAACAGCTGCACAAGCAGTAAAGGAACGCAAATGTATCATCATCCTGATGAGGACTTCTTTCGTAAGTTAAACGTAGACCTACCTAAAGTATCGGTACACGGTACTGATGATGAGATTAGAAGTAAACTCAAAAGACTTGAGACTAGCAACTGGCGATTAGAAGGTAACCAGCTTATTTGTAAAACTGAGTATGGTGAGTTATCTCAAACTATTCCTACTGATAAGATACTAGTAGGAACGGATAAAGACGGTATGCCTATTTTACAAACAGTAGCATTATAGGTATAATCAAAATAACGGGCCTACCGCCGTATTACGTGGTATGTATAAAAGGGTCTCCCGCCTTATCGAGGGAAGAAAAGAGCAAGTATGCCAAACAACACTACCAACACTAATGAAGTAGAGGAGGTTGTAGCAGACGAACCTCAAACTACTGCACCTGCACAAGAGGAAATTCAAAGTGAGGCTCCTGAAGCACCACAAGAGGAAACTCCAGCAGAGCCAGTAGGACAGGAAGCAACTCCTGAGGAAGCCAAACAAGAGGATGTAGCAGAAGAAGCCAAAGAAGAGCCTGCACAGCCATCTCGTAGAGAGACTTTAAGGATACAAAGCCTTTTAAAGAAATATGGCCCACCACCAGAGAGACAAGAAGCTCCTACTAAAGAAGCACTAGATTACAACACACTAGAAGCAGAACCAGATGTTATTAAACAACTGGAAACCGACAGACAGAACTATAGTGACCAAGCCTATAGGCAAGGTATAGCACAGAGCGAGGTTAGAGAATGGAAGCGTGATTTAAAATATGATGCACCCGTTATAGAGAAAGCTTATCCTTTCTTAAACCCTAACGATAAAGCCAACTTTAACCCAGCCGCAGCTGATGCTATGAACCAGAAGTATTTACGATTCGTAGGGTTCAACCCAGGAGATGCACAAAGAGGTATCCCTGAATCAGTACAACACTCTGAAGTAAGCTATAAAGAGTTTATTGAGAGCGAGATGGAATTTGTAGATGAACTAGCCAATCAAAAGATTGCAACATCTCAAAAGAATATAGCTAAACAAGCCGCCTCAACTGGTATAAGACCAGACGGTAGTTCAGCTAAACGACTTGACCTCAGTAAAGACGCAACAGAAATGAGCATCGGAAGAACTCTATGCCTCAATCGGCCAAAAGCCACCTAAAAAATAACAAAGAAAGATAAACCAAAATGGCAAACCCAACACTCAANACAAATGTCACACTTAGTATTGCTCAAACAAGTCAATACGTACCTGAGATTTGGACACGAGAAATACAAGACCCTTTTGANATGAATCTTGAAATCGCTAAACTTGTACAAGACCGAAGTGGTCTAGTAAAAGGTGGCGGTGACACAGTTCATATCCCATTCACATCAACAATATCAGCTAGAGCTAAGGCTGCATCTACAGACATCACTTACGATTCACCTGAAGGTTCTCCAATAACTCTAAGCATCGATAAGCACTACTATGTTGGTACTAAAATCGAAGATATCGCTAAAGTACAGGCTACTTACGACCTTAAAGCTAGCTTTTCCAAGGAAGACTAGCTTATGCATTAGCCGTACAGGTTGATACTGACCTATTAGCACTTTACGCATCTGCTGGCTCAACAGTAGCAGGTGGTGCAGCTATCGATGATGCTGATATACTAGCAGTTGTAACAGACTTCGATAACTCTAACACACCATTGTCACAACGACGTGGAGTTATCGGTGCTAATACTAAAGCTGACCTATCTGGTGTTAATAAGTACACAGCATACGACCAAACTGGAAAGACTGGTAAAGCAGTTGACGGTACTAACGGTCTAGTTGCTAGTGTCTACGACATGGACCTACACTTTTCACAGAACGTACCTACAAGTGTTACTGGACGAAACTTGTTCTTCCACAAGTCAACAATTAACGTAGCTAAACAGCAAGCTCCTAAGTTCGTCATGGAATATTCCGTTGACTCACTTGCATGGAAAACTGCTCTACACACAGTTTATGGTGTAGGTGTAGAACGTGCTGCAAGCATCGTTGAACTAACACGTACTACTGCTCCGTAAGCCTAGTTTACTAACTAGTTTACGAAGTGACATCTGGGTATATGTATAAACTACCCACCAAACTAACAAGAAAGGTTACAATGTCTAAATTAAAAGACCTAGTAAGTAAAGTTGTTGTTAAAGAAGTAAAAGAACGAGACGGAACAGTACGTGAAGTTAGAGGATTAGATGACCCTAACCACCCTGTTAATGTCAATAAGAGTTTCCAAGAGAACAAACTTCCTTCACTCAACGACTAATATTAAAAGCAGAGAAAAGCATTACGTCCGAGTATCGCTATAAAAAAGAAAGAGAATATTATGGCCTCAAGAGCAGAATTAAACCTAAGAGCAAACGCAGTCAATGTTGACCAAACAACTTATGCTAACGACTCAAAGTTAGAGCAAGCTGTTATTTATGCAGAGACTCAATTAGGTGCAAGTAGCACAGCTACTACTATTGCAGCTGGTGCAACTGATGTAGCTAAAGTATCTGGTGGTGCTAACATTTAGTCACTAACCAGGTTTTAAGTCCCAATTTAACCCCCCATTTTAACATTAGTTATTTTGGGGGTTTTATGCTATATTAGCGTCAGGAGAAACAATTTATGCTTAAAACAAGGATACTAACTGATAGTGAGCCTTTAGAAGACATTCTTAAAGGTGCAGAAAAACTTTATAAAGCCGTAAGTGTGACAATGGGGCCAAGGGGTCGTAACGTCATATTCAGGAGATACGGAAAGAAGGTGGGGATAACCCACGACGGTGTAACGGTCGCCAAAATGGTTAAACTTAACAATGAATCAGAAGATGTAGGTGCAGACCTATTAAGAGAAGCAGCTATGAAGATGGACTCGCTTACTGGAGACGGAACTACTACAGTTACCGTGCTAGCTTATAACATATTAAATGAGGCAGCTAAGGCTATACGAGAAGGTGAAAGCCCAATGAAACTACGCCTAGCCATAGAAGCCCTAGAACCAGAGATTCTCGCCCAAATAGATAAACACACCGATAAAGACGTAACCCTAGAAAAAACAGTCCAGATAGCTACTGTAGCAGCAGGTAATAAGGAAATAGGTGAACTTGTAGGCAAAGTTGTATACGATGCAGGCAAAGACACCCCAATAATGTTAAGTTTCAGTGAAGGAGAAGATACTCACTCTGAGGTGGTCAAAGGGTTCAAGATAGCTTCAGGCCCAGCTAGCCCTTATTTAATG